TAAAGAGATTGCATTTCATATAGTGCTTTTATGCTACCTAATAGACAGGACCCCCCCCCCGATGAACTACCTAATAGACAGTCACTCTGAGTATCGCGGTGGAAAACCAACAAAAGATTTCCACCGTTTTTAAGGGATTTCCACATAAAAATGTAGTTTTCCACAAAGTTTTCCACAGATTGAGAGACTTGAGGGACGATCTCACTTGCGGGATCGTGCGAAGTAGGGTCAGATGGGCGAGTGAAACCAAGCAAACAGCAAGACTCAATAGCAAAAAGCCTCAGACGGCAGCGCTCGCCGCTGGAGCCGTTCGTCCTCATCCCAAAAATATTTTTTACGCGCTTCACCCCGAGCTGGAAGGCGGTTCTCGCCTACACGACGCTGCTGTACTACAGCAACACGACCTCGGGAAGTTGTGAAAATGTGACGATGAAGACCATGGCCCAGCGCGTGGGAGTAGGCTGGCAGACGTTCCTGCGCGGCCTGGAGGAGCTGAAGCGCAAAGGAGTTGTGAAGGTGACACATAGATCGAAAGAAAGCCTGAAAGGTGGACGTGTGCCGCTGGCGAACCTGTACGAGTTGGTGGACCTGCAACCAGATTCCGGAGAGCCGATCTAAACCCCAGCCAACCGCCGCAGTTCCTCGCGGGCCGCCTCAAGCGTGGCATGAATCAACCAGGCGTTCATGGTTATTTTTGAAGAAGCAATGGCATCCTTCACGAGTTGAAAGTGTTCTTGATCGGCGAAGCGCAGCGTGACGCAGGTATATGAAAATTTCCGCTTCAAGACTGCCGACTTGCTCATCGACAGCTTTTTTTGTTTTTTTTCTCCACTTTTCTCGCTCATAGTGGTAATATAACACAAGAGGTACGAAATGGAAAATCAAACGGCATACGACCTATTGCCAACCAGAGCCTCTAAAGCTGAGATCAGGTTTCGCGCCCAAACAAGACTCTGCGCGGATTGCGGGATGGCGCGCAGGGTCTCTGGCGAGATTCTTTGCTCGCATTGTTGTGAGGCGCGAGACAACGAGCTGATGCGGATTCAGTGGAAGGTGTGGGGTATCGCGGCGTGAGCGAACCAACCCGGGTTCAATTCGAGATCCCCATGCTGCCGCCGAGCGTGAATCACTACGTGCAGCATAAGGCGCAGGGCGTTCATGTGAAGACGGCGCAGGCAAAAGCCTTTGAGCGCGACTTCCCTTTGTTCTCGCGCGGCGGCTTTGTGATTGGAGAGCAGTTTTCAGTGGTGTTTCACTTTGTGCCGGGGCCAGGAGACAAGGGAGATGTGGACAACCGCAATAAGTGCCTGCTGGATTGCATCGCCAAGGCGGGGATGCTGCGCGACCGCAAAGGCAAGGAACTCTCTGACGCCTGGGTGAAGCGGCTAGTGGTGGAGATCCACGACTCAGCCGAGGAACGCCGCACGGGGCCGCGAACCGTGGTGCAGATCGAGGCGCTGGTATGGCAATAGCTGAAATAAAAGCTGTAAATGAATGCGAAAAGTGTGGCAGGATTGTTTGCTATTGTGGAACTGCTGGCGAGTTGATAAAACCGCCAATGGACCCAAGACCACATCCCGAAGACCTGAACGAGATCAACGGTGATGTGTCCGGAGCGGTGTACCGAGTGGAAAACTTTGACGGCGTATTGCAGCCGGGATGCTTGATGTGCGGGTCGACGATCCCGGAGAAGCAGGCGAAGTATCGCGCCAAAGTGTGCTCAGACCAATGCCGGAACGCTTACCGGCGCTGGCGCGGCCTGTCACCGGCTGAGCGAATTGCCCCCCCGCTGCGCTGCCAGGTCTGCCGCGGGACCATCACACACCGCCCGAATATCAACTGGGTCGAGGTCTGCAGTGTGACCTGCCGCAACGCGATGCGGCGCTACCGGTTCCAAATCCTGCAAAACCAGAAATGCCCGCACTGCTACCACCCCAGTTCAGCGGCAGAGCGGGAAGAGTTTCGCCAGTGGAGGGCCGGCAAGGGACCGATGCAGGAGTTTTTCAGAGAAGCACAGGGCCGGGGGAACTTTGCTTGGCAGCGGGAGAAGGTATTGCGCACGGCGCTCAGAGAGGCTGTGAGCGCTCTGCGGGCCGAGCGTGAGGGATTCTGTCAAGAACGAGGGATTGAATCAATGGAAGGGCTGAAATGGCGCGCGGCGATAGACGCTATCAGCCAGGAAGGACTCGAGCCGCGAACCGAGCGGATTGAGCGGTTCGAGGAGTTGCTGGCGCCCAGGAAACAGAAGGTTGACACGAGGGAAGTTGAAGAGAGTACACTACCTGCGAGCGGCTCAACCGTTCAAGAGGAGGAATCTTATGGCACTCAGTCGTAGACCGTATGGCCCGAGCCCGGCCAACGTCAGCGGGCAAAACGTATTTGCCCAGAACATACAGGCCGCGCTGACGCAAGGCGTTCTGCCGGCTTTGCAGAGCATTACCGTTTCAACCGAGGTTGTTTTAACCAACCCGCTCAACGCCGCACAACTGCTGGGCGTGCCTCTGCCTCCGAAGGTTGGGAACGAGCAGATCCCCATTGACGTGAACCTGTCCGGGTACATCAAGACGCTCGCCGCCAGCAACGTGACCATCAAGCTCTACAGCGGCACATCGGCGACCGTCGGCAGCGACACCGCCCTGGCAACCAGTGGAGCCGTTTCAGTGGGCACGATGAGTTGCCCGTTCTTCCTGCACATCAAAGGAATCTATGATTCCGTGAGCGGGAAGTTCCAGGGATACTACGATGGCCAGTTGAATGCCACCGTGATCTCCCCAACAACCTTCACAGCGGTCCCGACCGGCATCTCCGACGCCGGCACCGGGACGCCTCCGCAGTACGTGTTGAACTTCCTGGCCAGCGTCACGTCCAGCGGTTCGACGCCAACCTACCCGACGACCGTGAATGTGCAGGACTTCAGCGCGGGTTGATCTCTCAGCCGTGTAACCGAACAGGAAGCGTAAGTACCTTCGGGGAAAAGACGCGGAATAAGTACGAGAAAAGCTGAAGCGTGGGCAGGGCGTCGGACGGCGTGCTGCCCACGAAAAATCAAGGAGAGCGGCGATGGCGAAGGAAGTGGAAGAGAAGGAAACAAAGAAGACGCGGGAACGCGAGGGCGGGAAGAAGGACGGCGAGGGCGAGCGCGAAGAGGGCAAAGCCAAAAAGCCCAAGAAGCATCTGCACTCGATCCGCACCGAGGCTGTGGTGGATCACAAGGGCAAGACCACCGGCTACATCAGCCACCACACCTACAAAGCCAAGGCAACCGATCACCACACTGAGCCGGAAAAGCCGATGGCGACCCACGACTCTGCTGAGGAAGCTGGGCAGCACGTGGCCGAGCAGATGGGAGCGCAGGAGGGCGGCGGCGGCCAGGAGCCTGAAGAAGAAGCCCAAGCACAGCCGGCAGCGGGCGGCGGAGCGGCAGCGGGGCAGGAACCGGGGATGTAATAAGTTTGCGCGGCGTTGCGGGACGGACCCGATCAAGCGCCTTAATGATTCGTTAGCCTCTTCTCTGGATGAGTGACCCGAATCAAATGACTGGACACAATGCAAATGGAGACGCTATCCAGTAATCGTCAGTATTCAATCTGACCCGCGCAAAACAACTGGTGGAAGATGATTCTCGACACTGACAAGATCGACAACGATGGCGCATACCGCGAGGAGATGCGCCATCGCTTTTTGAGCGATCATTTCTTTGCCGCGGAGTGCATGGGCTTTGACCAGTTCAACCGGCGGCTGCATCAGCCGGCCGTCGATCTCTTCTTCCCAAAAAATCCCAACGTCAGCATAGAAGACCAAGACCCGATCAAGTTCAGGATGCACCTGGACCCGCGCAAGACGTTCAAGACGACGCTGGGTCTGGTGGACACGGCTCAATGGCTCGGAGCCCACGCGGTGAGGCTGACTCTCCTCTACGAGACGGCTACCCAGCCGCTGGCCGCAAGCATGATGAATGTGACCGTGCAGCACTTCGAGCGTGGCTGGCTGCGGAAATTGTTCCCGGAAGTGCAGTTCACGAAGCGGAAGAAGGAAGACTGTTTTGACTGCGACCTGCGGATGGAGCCGAGCATTGACCCGACGGTGGGCTACACCAGCCCGCAAAGCGCCCAGGCCGGATGGCACCCTTTCCTGATGAACGTGGACGACGCGGTGGACGCGGTGAACAGCGGCATCGGCGCGACCGATGAGAGCCGCAACAAACTGAAATCGACTCACCAGACGAATAAGAACCTGCTGCGCGCCGGCGGCTACATGAACATTCGCGGGACGCGCTACCATCCCTTCGACCTGTACGGCAGCGAGCTGGAGACGATGAACCCCGCCAAGTGGAAGTGCCTGGTGCGGGGCAGCTTGACGCTGAAGAGTGGCGAGCGGCTGGTGGCAGGCGAGTTTCCGCGCGAAGACGAGATGACGGTGGACTTCGGCGAGTTGCGGGAGATGGATTACGAGAGCCTGCGCGACCTGTTCTATGCCGACTATGAAACCTTCATGTGCCAGCAGATGAATGATCCGATGGGCGGGGCGGTGGTGACGTTTACCGAGGCGATGTGGGCGGCGGCGCAGATGGACGAGGAGCGGATTCCGCCGGTTGGCGAGACGCTGCTTTACTGGCGCGCTCCGTATGGCGGCAAGCCGGTGATGGCCACCTACGACGAAGGCGCGATGGTGCGGGTGGTGAACGGCAAACTGTTTGTGCTGGACGCCTGGAAGGGCATCTACTCGCCGACGGCGCGGGCGGCAAAGATTGTGCAGGCGATGAAGGAGCACGAGGCCGACGCACTGGTGATCGAGGCCGCGCCGGGCACGGAGTTTATCGGCGCCGACTTACAGAATGAGGGATTACGACAGAACCGCAGCGTGCGGGTGCAGTGGGTTCCGTTTGAGGAAGACGATCATGTGCGGCTGGGGCGGATGAAGAAGGCCGAGCCGCTGATGAAGGCGGGGATGCTGCTGTTCAGCACGCGCATGAAGCACCTGGCGGACTGCCGCAAGCAGTTCATCAACTTTGGGCTGTTGCAGGAGAATGGGATTGTTGACTGCATCTCGCGGGCGACAGACCTGGTTCCAAGCAGTTTGTGGCGCGCGGAGATGACCGAAGAGGAACTGGAGTACCAGCGGCGCAAGCGGGAAGACGCGCAGTGGAACCAAATCTTCGGGCAGATGGGGATGAACGCGGTGGGCGAGGAAGCGCAGCGGCAGGCGCTGGCCACCGTGATGGCGCTGGAGAGCGTGAAGATGGCAGCGGGCGGCGTGGCGCCGTTGCCGGGGGGCTTAGACGGATGAAAGCGACGATTTACATTGGCGACGTGCGGGACCGGCTGAGCGAGATGCCGGATGCCTCTGTGCAGTGCGCGATTACTTCGCCGCCATACTGGTGCTTGCGTGATTACGGCACAGACGGACAGATGGGGCTTGAATCCACGCCAGAGGAATATATCGCCAAGATGGTTGCTGTGTTCGCGGAAGTGAGGCGCGTGCTGCGCGACGATGGAACGCTCTGGCTGAATATCGGGGACTCGTACTCAGCTGGTGGCCAAAACTCAGGCAGCAACCCGGAAGATTTGACCGAGAAACAGCGCAGCAACGGAGGCTGTCGGTTTGAACGGCGCACAGCACCTGTTGGGATGAAGCCCAAAGACCTCGTGGGCATCCCCTGGATGCTCGCGTTTGCCCTTCGCGCTGATGGCTGGTATCTGCGCCAGGACATCATTTGGAGCAAGCCTAACCCGATGCCGGAGAGCGTGACCGACCGCTGCACCAAGAGCCATGAGTACCTGTTTCTGCTAACCAAGAGCGCGCGGTACTACTACGCTGCGGACGCGATCAAAGAGCCGTCGACAGATGAATCCATTGCGCGCCGAGGCAGGGACGATTGCAGAGAAAAACCAGGCTGGGCCGACGCTTACATGGGAACCCCGCCGAGAGGACTTGCTGGAAACGTTTCTGGCGGGCGTCTCGGCCGCGGGGGCGCAAACAGCAGGATGCACCAGGACCGCGACCCATCCCATCCTGAAGAGCGCAAGGTACGCACTGCCGGCAACAAAACCCATAAGACGGTGGCCGAGTATGAGCGCAGTGACAGTGAAGAACACCGGACTGCGGCAGGACTCCTGAAGATCGCTGACACGGCCTATCCTCCTCGCAACAAGCGCAGCGTCTGGACCATCGCCACGCAAGCCTATTCCGAGGCGCACTTCGCCACCTTCCCCGAGGCGCTGGTTGAGCCGTGCATCTTGGCTGGAAGCAAGCCGGGTGATGTGATTCTCGACCCGTTCACAGGTTCAGGAACAACCGGCGTGGTGGCGCTGCGCTATCACCGTGACTTTGTGGGCATCGAACTGAATCCCGACTATGGGCGTTTGGCTGAGAGGCGCATTGGCGACGAGATTCCGTTGTTCGCGGGCGTGGAAGTTGTAGGATTAAAGCCGAGGATGGTTGTCAATGGCTAGCGAGTACGAGGCGGAAAACACGGGCACGGTGATCGGCGCGGACACTGGCGGCGCGGCGGGGTCGGGCGCGGATGCGCTGATGCCGGTGGGCCAGCGGGAGATCGGCGAGATCCGGCGCGAGGATGTGAAAGTCTCGGAAGACGGCAAAGCGGAGCCGGTCTTCAGCGACGATGCCGTGGCGCAGCTGGTGTGGCGGAACTACCAGAACTCGAAGACCTACCTCGAACAGAACTCCTGGCTGCTGGACTGGCAGGCGGTGGACTACTACCACCAGAACCAGAACAACGACCGCTGGATGCGGCCTGCCGACGGGCGGCCGGTGCGGATTGCGCGCTATATCATCGCCAAGAACGCGAACACGATGGACAACCAGGTGCACCGCGGCATCTGGGGGAACCAGAAGCCCTTTGCGCTGCAACCGGAGGGCGGGACCAGCGAGCTGCTCCTGGAGGCGTGGACTCAGTTGCTCTGGACGCTGATGAAGCGGGCCAAGACGGAGTACAACTTTGGGCTGGCGGGCGAGCAGTCGCGGCTGTTTGGGACCGGCATCTTGCAGGCGGGATGGGAAGAGCGAACAGTCGTCAAGAAGCGGCGCAAGCGGAAGACGCCCGAGCCCACGGCGACACTGCCGATCGGCGGCGAGCAGAGCATTGCGACCAAAGAAAGCGATGACTTCAAAATAGAGAAAGAGGAAGTGAAGGAATGCTGGCCATTTTTGAACTTTCGGCGTTTGGGATTTACTTTCTTCGACGAGAACTGGTCTACGCCAAACGCGCCCGAAGAGAGCGCGAGTTATGTGATCGACTGCGATTACGTGGACTTCCAAGACTTGCAGCAGTTGCGGGAGCTGGACTGCTACAAGCAGATTCCCGCCGACGAAGTGCTGATCAAATACTTCATCCAAAACCCCATGACGGGGACGGCGGCGCCCTCGACTGTGGCGGAAGGGTTGGCGGACAGCCAGAGCAGCCTGGCAATGCACGCGGCGGGCGAGTGGAAGAACCGCGGCGTGAATCCCTTTGAGACGAAGCTGATGCTGCTGACGATGTGGACAGGGGAGCGGGCGCAGGCGATTCTCTGCTACGACGGGCGCAAGCTGACCATCCGCAACGACGAGCACGACATGGGCGACCATGCGCTGCATTACACCTTCAACTGGTGGAATGTGCCGAGCAGCGGCTACGGAATGGGTATCGGCAAGCTCAACATGGACGATCAGCGCATGGAAACCGGCGTGCTGAATGAAGTGTTGAAGATGATCGGGATGTGGTTCAATACGCCGCTGCTGATCAGGAGGGGGGAGAATGCGCCGACACAGAACATTGTGGCCGGCCTGGGCACCTTCATGCAGGTCGATCCGGGGCCGGATGGCGATGTGCGGAAGGCGGCGACGTATCTGGAGAAGCCGCAGATTCCTGCCGAGGCGTGGAAGCTGATGGACATGGCGCTGCACGGCGGCGAGGATCTGGTGGGCGCGAACTCGACGACGGTTCAGGGGAACCTGGGCGGCCCTGGCAGCAGTGCCATGCGCACGGCTACCGGCGTGAACCGCGTGGGCGGCAAGGCGGACGAGAGCGTGGCCAAGCCGGTGCTGTACGAGAGCTGGGCGCTGGAGCGCTGGGTCTACTTTTTGATCGATATGGTGCGGCTGAAGATGCCGCTGGAAGAGATCAGGCAGATTCTGCGCAAGAAGTACTCCGATGCGATCATCAAGAGCATCGACTTTGACGCGTTTTTGAATGCGGAGTTTACGGTGGACGTGCTGGCCGGGCAGCGGATGATGGCCAAGCAGGCGATCCAGCAGTTGATTCCGTTCATTCTGCAAATCTTGCAGCAGCCGCAGATTCAGAACTTCTATAACCAGATCGGCATGGTGCTGGACTATCAGGCGCTTTTCGGGATTCTGATCAGGATGAGCGAACTGGACGGCAACATCGACAACATCTTCCGCGCGATGACGCCAAAGGAGCGGGTGATGTTCAAGCAGAACAATCCCGGCGCACAGAAGGTACAGGGGCAGCTTGCGGTGGAGCAGGTGCGCGGGCAGAACAAACTGCAAGAGACGCAGGCGAAGGGGCAGGTGGACATGACGACCAAGCTGGCCACCATTGCGGCGGAGCACGCGGCGGGCAGCGTGCCGCTGGAGCGGGCCGAAGGGTTGCTGGAACGGAAGACGGACGAGAACGAACTGGAGCAGGGCGTGCCGGGGATGAATGGATAGGGGGATCAGGGATGAAGATTGTGGCATTACTTGAAAGCATGTGGGGATGGGGAGGCTACAATAAACCCGGAGAAGAGGCCCCCCGTTTCTTTCGAATTAATCCAGATAATTTCTCAGGAAGACGCCTTTATCAGCTTTGTGGAAGTGCGATATTGCTGGTGACAAATAGCTGCAAAACGGTGCAGGAATCCGCGAACCATCACGGCGTTCCTGATCCGAATTGGGTGAAAGATAATCTCGCGCGGGCGCAAGTCGATGGGTGCGATTTGTTTTTAATATGCGGGAAGGTGGCGCAAGAAACATATACCAGAACAGGATTGCAGTTTAAGAACGTGATTTTTATAGATCATCCAGCGGCGAGACGCTGGACAACTGAAAAGGTGCGATCGATTGCGAAACAGATCGCATCAAAATGCGAGGCCACCAATGCCGCGTCTTGAGGACTTCCAAAACGGGGTTCCGCTGAACGAGGAGTTGCGGCGGATCAGGGCCGGGGTGATGGACGAGCCGGAGGCGGCGGCGGAGACTGCCGAGGCGTGGAGTCCGGACAATGTGGACCGGCCGCTGACGGACGCCGAGCGCGAGGATCTGGCGCGGCTGACGATGGAGCCTGGATGGCGGGTGTTGAAGCGGCTTAGAAATCGCACTTTACACCGGATGGAGCAGGCGAGTATTATCGCCAGCAAGCAGAATCCCCTGGGCCGGGAACGGGAAATTGCGCTGGGATGGGCGAATCTGGCGATGTTTCAGGAGCAGATGAGGCTGGACCAGGCGGCAGTGGATGGGGAGATTCGAGAGCTGAAAAAGGAGAAAGCATGACGCCAGTTGTAAGAGGAAAATTCACGGTAGTATCCACGACCAACAGGAGCGCTACTTCAACCTATGTTGAGGTAGAACTCAGCGCGCTCTATTCGCAGTCGGCAGAGGACAATTCTTATGCGTCCGCAACGCCAAGTGGTTCAATCAAAATGACGATCACAAACCCGCTGGCAGTCGAAAAGCTGCCGATTGGCGGCCAATTCTACGTTGATTTCACACCAGTCGAGAAATAACGATGACCGCTTATTGGACGACGACGAAGACGGATGGAACGCCGATCACCGACGGGCGACTGTGCCGGGTGGTGGACCCGGAGGACGGCTCGACGCCGATTCGCGTGTATGGACGCACCGAGGCGGAAATCTTCTCGAAGATCGAGCGTACCATGATGACGGCGCAATCGACGCTGAGCCAGGCGCGCAGCAATGGCAATGGAAACGGGCACGGCGGGGAGCAGCCGAATAATGGGAGGGGTGCTGGACAAAACCCCGTACAGGCCTCTCCCAGTCAGCCGAATCCGGCGATCTTGACTCCGGATGAGACCATGCGGCTGACGCAGGACTTGCAGAACCCGGCCAAGAGCGCAGACGCGGCCTACCGGCTGGCGGAGAGCGAGCGCGCCAAGCGCACCGATGCACAGGAAAGCTACCTGGCCATCTGCCGGCAGTGGAGCGCGAACCACCCTGAATTTTACGGGCACCAGTTCAACCGCAATCTGTTGATCACATCGGCGCTGCTGTCGGTGGGCAACGATATTGCGCGGATTACACTGGAAGTGCTCGACAATACCTACAGGTACCTTGAAGGACGCGGCGACCTCCTGACGGAGAGCGACGTTACGCCCAGGGAACCGGCGAACGACAACCATCAACCCTCAACAGCGCAGCCAGGCGGAAGCCTGGAAGTTGTACCGGCGAGGCCAAGAAACGGCGTTGTGAGCGCGAGCAGCCACCGAAGCAACAGGCTGGGCGCACCGCAGCAGCCACAATGGAAGCCGAAGTACAGCCTTGAGGAGATCAGTAAGCTCACGACCAAGGAGACCGCGGCGCTGAATCAGCCGGGGCATCCGCGCCACAAAGAGTATGTGGAGGCGTGCGACTATTGGTACTCCGGAGCGCAGGCCACGGCCTGAGCGGGAGATGGGACCATGAAGGAGCAAACGCAGTACAAGTTTTCCCACGCTGTGGCGTGGACGCTCTATACCGTGATGCAGATCATCGCAGCCGCCAGCGGAGCTATCGCAGTGACTGGGCACTTAATGTTCAACATGGCTGCCCAGGCTGCGCGTTGCTCCGTATTCTGCGACGGCGCCAGCCCGGCCAGCCAGCTGACCGGCAATATGCCGCAGGCCTCGCTGACGGTGCACTACAACAAAGCCTTTATGAAGTGGCTGGCGGCTAACCTGTTTATGTACCGGATGTGCACGCACATGACGCAGCCGGCGAAGTCAGGCATGACCTTCCGCAACTTCATGCTAGCGGTGCTGGGTGCGAGTATGCCGCAGCAGACACAGGGAACGATTGGCAGCCCGCTGACCGTCTCCTGCAACTTCCGCGACATCCAGCTGGGGCAGTGGGCTAACTATATCAACTTCTCGGATTTCACATTCATGACATCGATCAGCGATGACCTCATGAGCTACCGGAAGATGCTGGCCTATGTGCTGGGGCAAACCTACGACGACCTGATCATGACGAACTTCGACTATCTGCGGACGTTGGATGCGAACACCGCGAATCAGGATTCGACCGTGGGGCCGCTCTACGCCTTCACCAAGCAGATCATCGAGCAGATGCCCGCCAGTTTGTTCCAGGCCAAGGTGCTGCCGATGCCGGCGGCGGGGCGGTTTATCGGCAAGATTCTGCCCGCGTTCATCGGCGACATGACGGCGCTGGACAACACGAACAACAGCATCGTGGATATGCTGAAGCACACCGGCGAGGGCCAAACGAAGCTGGAGGAGCTGACCGACGAGGACGAGGGTGAGAAGAGCGTCGGTATTCTGCGGCAGTTTGGCGGCGACTGGTTCCCGAGCACCAACTGCACCGCGACGACCAACTGGCAGAGCAGCGGCCTGACCGGCTACTCGACCTACCTGGCCGGCGAAGACGCGATGGTGCGGGTGACTCTGGAGAGCGCGCGGCACACCAACCCCGGCGTGAACTGGAAGAACCTGGACCTGTGGGCCGGCGAGTATGCGCGTTCGGCTTACGACGGAGCGGGCGTGATTGCGGCCGGAACCAGCTACAACATGATCAGCGGCATTGGACCGAGCCCGGACAACACCAGCCGTGCGAGGATTGCGATTGCTGTTCCACAGACGACGTAAGAGCAGGGAATAGGGAACAGGGAACAGGGATCAGGAAACGAGGCCACCCGACCAGTGAGGCGTGGCGAGGCGGAAAGTCGAGACGCCTACTGATCCCTGAAAACTTTGAGTGGAGCGAACTATGACTGAGCAAAAGAAACTGACCATCGAAGAGAAGCAGGCGCTGCTGCTGGACGCGCAACTTGAGCGCGAGATGCTGACGCTGGACCGGACCAAGAAGGAATCGGCGGTATACATCGACACCGAAGAGGACCGGCAACGCAAGCGCGAGCAGGCACAATTTACGGCCAACCAGAAGATTGCCGACCAGGCGGCGCGCGAGAATAAGTGCAAGCACCAGGCGGGCGTGCAACCGGGCAACGTGATGGGCAAGGGCGTGGGCGGAAGCTGCCTGAGCGCCAGCCGCATCGGCTTCAGTTGGATGTGGCTGATTCAGTGCGTATGGTGCGGGATGAAGAATCTGACGCCGCACCCCGGCCGCAAGAGCAGCAAGCCGCAGGAGGTGAAGGCGGACGGCGTGCGCCGGCTGGAGATACCCAGCGAAGTGAGAGCGCGCGTGCAGCAGTACCAGGAAGACCTGGAGCGGCACAACGAGCTGAAAGAGGATGCGCTGGGAACCGGGCTGCCGCCGATGGTTGGGCCGGCGTGGGACTTCACCGACGAGGATGGAAGCCCTGTAATTCCGGCGATGCGGTGAAGTAGGAACCAAGGGACGAAGATCAGAGAGCGAGGAGACACTATGGGTGGATTTGCGACGATTTCACAGGGGCCAAGCGGCCCCACGACAAGCAACCCGGGCGCCGCGCCGAACGGGTTGAGCCTGGACAACCAGAACAACATCCTTGCCAGCGTGGGAAAAGCAGGGACAGAGGGCGTGTTGATGACCCTGCTTGGCCTGATCGCTCCGCAGCTTCCTCTCAGCGCGATCACCACGGCGCAGAACTTCTTTACCAAAGCTCTGAATGCCGGGGCATTGAACCGGCAGGGCAGGGCCTTCCGAGTGAAGGGAAGTTTTGTTTATTCGACGACTACCGCTAACGTGGCAACGCTGACTATTGCCTTGAAACTGGGATCTGTGACGCTGGCGACGATCACGACCGCCGCAAGCAATACCACGGCGAGCACCAATCTTCAAGGAACCTTCACCTTCGATGTCATTGTCAACGCCACGGGAAAGTTCGGAGTACTACAAACGCACGGTAATGTGAGCGCGAACCTGGGAACAGCGACGACGACTTCGCCGACCGGGTACATCGATATCAACGTCGATCCCATTTTGACCGTGACGATCGGGACCAACCCGGCAGTTGGAGATACGATCACCGTGAATGGCACGCTGGTGACTTTCATTGTGAACGGCGGAACACCGGTGGGGAACCAGGTGGCGCTGGGAACGACGGCGACCGCGACAGCGACGGCGCTTTACACCTTCCTGGCCGCTTCAACCGACGTGAATATCGTCAAATCGACCTGGACGAACCCCAGCGCGGGCGTGGTGGTGGGAACGGCGATTGCGGCAGGATTCATTCCGTCGGCTTCGACGAGCGTTCCGGCAAAGATCACCGTAACCAACAACCTTATCGATCTCACCGCGGCGCAGACACTGGCGGTGACCATCGCCGGCGGAGCCGCTATTCCGAGCTCCACTCTCAACTATGCAACCATCGAGTTGCTCGGCTGAGCGATTCTGACCGCCGAAAGAACGGCGGATGGCAGTAGGATTTGAACGTTTGCGGAGGAGAGACGATGCGGCATGAAGAGATTGAAGTTGAAAATCACAGGCTGCTGAAAGACATCGTTCGGCTGCTCCGCAAGCTCGTCAAGGAAGAAGAACCGGCAACTCTCACCAACATCAAAATCAAGTTCCAAGGAGTTTCCATGGCAACAGCAGGACCAGTTACCCTCACCTCCGCCGGCCAGCAGGTCACAGCCTCAGTTCTAGGCTTTGACCAGTTCGGCCAACCGTTCACAGGCGCCATGCCGGCCGCTACGCTGAGTTCCAGCGACACGGCCAGCGCCATTGTGACTTTCGATCCCGCAACCGGCCTGACGACCGCAGTCGCCAACGGCGTGGCAAACATCACCGCGACGCTGACCACAGCCGAAGGGCTGTCTTTGACCGATACGGAAGCGGTGACGGTCGCTATTCCCGTCGTTCCTCCGCCCACGCCGGTGCTCTCGAGCATCAAGGTAGCCTTCCAGTAACCCAGGAAGGCACCACAAGACGCGAGAAAGGCTTCCATCCCAGCCGATCGCGCGAGGGGCAACGTGCAGTTCTCCGATCCCCAGATCCACACTGCACGTTGCCTGCAAGACAGCCGGATTCCTCCGGCCTTTTTGCCAACCGGGATGCGGATGTTTTGGTTTGCTGAGGGAAGACTACCGGCGGGATGTGTTGCGAGGATGTTGAAGAGGTTGGCGATTGAGGGGATTATAGCACCATGGGAAACAGCACGCTCACGATCGAGACAATTCTTGACGAGCAAGCAGCCCGTGGAATCTACGACCCGCGCAACGCGCCCAGCGGCTTCAACCTCGATCTGATTCTCGGCCTGGCGAACGACACCATGGCGGACCTGATTGCGGAGCGCTTCAACTGGAAGTTCAACCGCGCCTTTGCCGCGCCCTTCTTGACCAACACCTTTCAGCAGGACTATCCGCAACTGGCGCAGACTGCCGGGCCAATCGGCTGGGGCGACGACTGCGACAAGATCGACATCAACAACACGATGATTCCCAAGCCGGTGAATGTGCCGAGCACTCCCAAGTGGAAGCGGCAACTGAGCCGGGTGAGCGCGCAGTTTGGCGGCGTGCTGGGCGGTCCGACGGCGATCTGCTGGATGTACAACAGCGACCTGAGCTACGGGACGTGGCCGGGGCCGGGTGTGACGTATTCGCCGCTGATCACGATTGGAGCGGTGGCGCCGAACCCGATCATGAACTTTATCGATGCCAACGGGAATTACTTGATCCTGACGGGCTTCGGCACGACGGGATTGACCGCTCCGGCGGCGGCGGTAAACGCCGCCGAGGGCGTCACAGTGAATGATGGCGGCTGCGTGTGGACGGTGGTGAGCGGGACCAGCCAGGGATTCAGGATTTGGCCGCTGCCGAACCAGGCGGGGCCGGTGTACCAGATGATTCCGAGCTACCAGATGGAGCCGCCCAAGATCACGTCGATCAAGACGATGATCAATCCGATTCCCGACAGCTATGCGCGGCACTTCCGCAGGGCATTCGCGTACCAATGCAAGGGCGCGAGCAGCAACCCCGCCGACCGCAAGGAATTTTTGCAGGAGTACCCGATCTGGCTGGCGGGATTGAAGGATGCAGCCAAGCAGGCGGACAAGGAGCCGAACGCTTACGGGCTGCTGCCCGCCACAAGCCCGGTGGACAACATCTGGCCGGGAAACTACCGCTATACTGCGGATATGCCTGTTTGATTGATGGAAGGGATGCCGCGTGGCTTGTTCAAAGACAATTCAGGACTCGGTGACGTGGGTCGCGACGATCCTGAAGCAGCAGCCTCTCAATGTTTCAAACTGGGAGCCGGGGCTGACCTTTGCCAACCTGGTGCTGGGGCGGGTGCTGGGGCCACCGATGAAGTGGCGGTTTAATCGCGGAAACCTGAACTTTCCCATCACAACGGCCGGCGGAACGGATTACAGCGCGGTGGTGGGCGATCTGGGCTGGATCGAGAAGCAGTGGATCACGGACGCGAGCGGCAAGATTCACGCGCTGGAAGGCGCAGAGGCGCTGGCCAAGACGACGAATAGTTACCGGCCAAAGACCATGGCGCCGGTGTACGACGATAACGCCGGAAACATCACGTTCCGCTTCGACGCCATCCCCACCGACAACGACACGGTGTACATCGACTATCAGCGCAAAGCGCCGGTGGCGAGCAGCTTTGGAAGCGCATGGGCACCGCTGCCGGATGAGTACGGGTACATCTACAATCAGCTTTTTCTGGCGCTGGCGGGCAACCTGGTGAGCGACCCGAGAACGCCATTCTGGAGCCAGCTTGGCGTGAGTGCGCTGCTGGGCGCGCAAACCGGGCTGAGCGCGCAGGCGATTGCGATCTTCGCGGGCGAGTGGGACCGGCTGATGCAGACGCTGAGCAAGAGCCAGGACGCGGTGAAGGCGGGCATGGCGGGGCTGGCGAAATAAATAGTTGATCGCAACGCGGTATGGTGGTAATCTAAAACCATTATGGCTAGACCTTTTGGATATCGATGCTCTGTTGAGGTGCGCCAGCGCATGTCCGCCGCCAGCAAAAAGGCGTGGGCTGATCCCGAGGTGCGCCAGCGCATGTCCGCCGCCCATAAAAAGGCGTTGGCCGATCCCGAGGTGCGCCAGCGCATGTCCGCCGCCAGCAAAAAGGCGTTGGCCGATCCCGAGGTGCGCCAGCGCATGTCCGCCGCCCATAAAAAGGCGTGGGCCGATCCCGAGGTGCGCCAGCGCATGTCCGCCGCCCATAAAAAGGCGTGGGCTGATCCCGAGGTGCGCCAGCGCAGGTCCGCCGCCAGCAAAAAGGCGTTGGCCGATCCCGAGGTGCGCCAGCGCATGTCCGCCGCCCGTAAAAAGGCGTGGGCTGATCCCGAGGTGCG